CACTTTAGAAGTTCAATACACAATAATCCATACCAATAGACATAGTTATTTCTTGTACTGTTTCACCTTCATCCCAGTTTAAATCTGCAAAGTTAGCACTTTTAATAAATGCTCCTTTAAGAATCCATTCTGATACGATATCACCTACAGGTCCTAAAATATCTACAGTTAAGTCTTTCTTGTAGAAATCACTGTAACCATCTCTACCTGTTACTGATTCGTGGTGTAGACGTAACCACTCCATAGTTGCTTGAGCACCTGAAGGAGTAATTGGGTCAAATAAAGTCATATCAACATCATTCCAAACTAATCTACCTTTAATCTTACGGTAAACATTAATATGGTTCATTGTTATTTCGTTCTGCTGAAATCCAAGACCTGATAGGCCTTTAATCATAAAGCTTGGGATACCATCAACGTATAGGATAAACCTATTAGCCTGTTTCGGTTCGAAGGCTGTGAAGAAAATTTCATTTGGATCAATTACTGGCATTGCTGTGTTGTTTATTTATTATAAATATTCAAATAATTAGTTTTTTAACTTGGGAACGTAGCTCCTGTAGGTAAGATGTTGAAATCTAAGTAAATGAATTCAGCTGTCTTAGTTGGTTGTAAGTAGATTTGACCAATTAATTGGTTTCTATCAATTACATCTGGAGTGTTGTTACTAGAATCCATTACAACTTTAAACGCGAATAAACCTTGTCTTTGTTGTACTGATTCCAAATATGGGTTAACTGCTGCTAAGAAATTATTTCTTGTAGCAGTAGTATTTTGATCAAATACTAAACCTAATGCTATTTGAGAAATGAATGATTTAAGTGCTATTAACAATCTACGAACATTTACGCGATCAAGAGCAGATGCTCTGCTTTGTAGCGTTTTCTGACCGTATACTACAACTCCTGTTCCAGGGAATGTAGCAATTGGATTAATATTTCCTTCATATAAGGTATCTCTATTAGTTGAAGACACTTTTCTTTCCGCGGTAATTACCGTGGATAATCCTCCTCTGTTGATACCTGCTGGAGCAAACCATGGCTCGCTTACACTGTCATTATATGCGTAAACTCCCGGGATCATTGTTGATGCTGGTACCCATACATTTTTATTAGCAAAAGCATCTCTAATTCTAACCCATGGCCAATAAGTTGCAGCATAAGAAGTATTTAAATTAGATGCTTGAGTTACTGCATTAGTAATAGTTGAACCCCAAGCTACTAGATCCAATACAAAAATATTGTCTCCTCTTAATTGAGTATTATTAATAAGAGTAGTTATTTGAGATGAGTAATCATCATAATAAATACCTGGAGTTGCTATAGCATTAAAGCTGAAGTCATCTTGATTAGCTAATAAACTAATCATGTTATCATAATCCTTTCCTACTAAACCTTGAGAATTTGTAGAAGTAATATCATTATAATACTTATTAGCTCCTATTTTTGATTGTGCTTGGAAATTACTACCTGCAGCACCACCAAATGCACCTCCTTCAGAACCTGATCCTACTGCTGGGATGGATGCTGTGTAAATTGAACGAGCATTACCTGCATTATCAAAGAAATTATAGGTAGGCTTAAGAACTTCTTTTACTCTAACATATCTTGAATTATTAGGATGTGAACCTGAAACTTCAATGTAATTTTCTGTTGCGTTATAGTTTCTTGTTTGATCACCTATTACTGCAGAAATGTAATTAGGTTGAGTTTCATCCAAAGAAAGGTTAGGGAAAGTTTCTAATACTACTTTATTAACTTGAGTATCATCACCTCGTCTAATTACTAGAGAGAATAAACCGGATGATGTATTATTAGTAGCTATTTCGTATCTAATATTTTCTACTGAACCTGATGTTAAAGCGTCATTAGCTAATAGAGATCCAGAATTATTAAATTCTACACCTTTATCTAAAGCTTCTAGAGTAAATGAATTAATTTGGCCATCAGACCCTGAAGATGCTAATATACTAGCTGTAGCAAAAGTCCAAACTGAAGCACTTGGTACTGTTCTTGCTACTGTAAGTGAAGTACCTCCGTTAGCAAAATAATTTTGAGCTGCTAGAGTAGTTAAGGGAGTATAAGTTCCACTACCACTTTGTAGTGTAGTACCGAAACGATTAGAGTAGTCACTAAAGGTAGTTACAAGTACAGGATCTTCAACTGGACCTTTAACTGTTGGACCTATAAGTGCCGCACCTAATGTTACGGGTTGTTGGGTTACGAAAGACTGGTCGTTTTCATTTGCTAATACGCCAGGGGATACTAAAATTTCTGCCATTTCCTAGGAGATTAATATTTTGATTATAAATATTAGAAAAAGTATTAAAAATTAATTTTGTTTTATAAATTCTCTTGTACTAGTATCAATAGAACCTTCACCATATTTATCTTGTAAAGATTTAGCTAATTTTTCTTTTTCTACTTGAAGGGGATCAATTGAATCCTTTAATTCCTTCTTTTGTTTAAGTAAAATTTGTAATTGATATTCTAAAGTACCGAGTTGAGATATAAACTTTTCTTCTTTGGTTTGTAAATCAGTTATGGTTTTTAT